GCTTGCCTCTGCACGTGTAGAAGTTTCAACGGAGCCCCCCGTTGCTGGGGGGGAAGGACGCTGATGAGCTGAGAAGGCTGATGGCGCAGGTAGACGGTTTCAACGGAGCCCCCCGTTGCTGGGGGGGAAGGACTCCTGTCCCAGCAGCTATTCAAGCCGCCGCTACACAAACTGCTGTCTCACCAGACAGCGGTGACACGGTGTAGCGCAGGGTCAGGGGAGATTGAATGACTGTTGATATTCTACGTCGCGCGCTCAACACAGAACGCCGCCGCAATGCGCGCCATGCACTCGCTACTGAGGTGATCGTCACAGCTGTGGATGAGGCACTGACTCGTGATCCTCCGCGCTACAAGGCGCAGGCATTCAAGCCGCGCAAGCGTGGCGGGGTGAAGTTGCCGGAGGAGATCGCCGTGTTGCAGATCAGCGATACGCAGATCGGGAAAGTGACCGCGGACTACAACAGCGATATTGCCGAGGAGCGAATCAGCAAGCTTGTCGAGAGAGTGATCCGCATCACAGACGTTCGGCGGGCCGGCGCGACCATCAATGAGATCCATGTAGCTCTTGACGGCGATATGGTAGAAGGCGAGGCCATTTTCGCGCATCAAGCCCACACCATTGACCAGAGTGTCTTTGACCAAGCTATCAACCGAGGACCGCGCATCTTCGTTGACGTAATCTTGACATTGCTCAAACACTTTGAACGCGTCAAGGTCTTCGGGATCTGCGGGAATCATGGCAGGAATGGACCCCGCAACGGAGGCGCGAACCCACGCACCAACTGGGACCGGGTGCTCTACAGCACGACCCGCCACATTTTGAAGGGATGCGCTGCTGCTCCCCGCCAGGACGCCAATCTCAATCGTCTGGAATTCGTAGTCCCGGACACGTTCTATTACGTTGACCGGATCTTTGGGTGGGGAGCCTTACACGTGCATGGTCACCAGATCAATGGTGGTGGCGCTGGGTTCCCGATCTCAGGGACTACGAAGAAGGCGTTTGGCTGGATTGACAGTATCCCAACCCCTTGGGACTACATGTATTTTGGCCATTTCCACACCTACACGTCTGGGACGCTGAATCACCGGGTCTGGTTCTGCAACGGAACCACCGAATCAGCGAACACATTCGCGCAGGAGCAGCTCGCTGCGACTGGTGATCCGGTCCAACGTCTACAGTTTTACGATGAGACTCACGGCATGATCGCCGATTATCCGATTTATTTAGGTGGACAGCGCTTCCCGCGCACATAGGTCTTACTCAGGGTGTTTGAGGCGGATGTTTCGGAGGCCCTAGATCGGCGCCAGATCACAGAGATCCCCTCAATGGACCATCCGCGCCAAAACCGCTAATCAACGGAGTTGTATGCTCACGACTTGTAGCGCTAGCGAGTTTGGCGCAATTACGTCGGAGGTTGCGGCAGTCGCCCCGCTGCCTAAAAGTTACCGGCTACGCTTTAAGCTGCATAAGCCCGACCGCGGGTGTGACGCGCATGGTTGGTGTGAGCGGGCGCAACGCCGCCCGTCCTTCACGATTACAATCGTGACAGGGCTCACAGCCGCCCACACAGCCGATGTTGTGATCCATGAGGTGGCCCATGTGCTGGATTGGTCCGCCGCTCTCAGACCGCTAGGGCAGGACCACAGCCCTACCTTCTGGTATCACTTCGGTGTCGTCTGGTGTGCCTACTATCAAGCCCGCTAGACATATAGGTCCTGCACGCTCGCAGACCTGGCACGCTCGCAGACCTACGGATAGCGTCAACATCGCGTCAAGGCTAACTCGTCCCCCGTGAGCGGTCGCTGTGGCATACCCCGCGCATCAGTAGTTGTGCGTTCTCTCACGATCAGATGTTAAGTAAGAGAGCAATCTCACGCCACTGGATTGCCTCAACATTGACATCGGTGTCATGTTACACTAGCGGCCATGGATTTAGCGAAGATTTTGTGGCGTGATCCTGCTGAGTTGAAGCGAATCGCGCATGGATTCGCCGCGATTCTACAAGAATCGTACAAGCACGACCTCTCTCGCCCGTCTATTGACGAGAGTCGGCGGCGGTTCAACATCATGCTGAAGTGGTTGCGAGAACTCCGCGACAAGGGCTGGACAAACACTAGAATCCTTGACTACATGCCTCGTGTGCTACGTATGGAGCTTGACGGCGAAACTTTTGTACCTGACGATAGGGACAGCTGGGTCGCCCATGCGGACCCCGTGCTGTGGACCCCAGAGCGCTCCCGTAACGGTGTACTATAATAATAGGGAAAACAGGGCAAAAATGTCACTAGTTATGGACGACGCAGATCTCGACTTGTAGTGTAAGTGAGTTATGTCATTTTCCAGCAAGCTAGAGACACTTGAGAAGACGATCGCTGATATGCTCCTGCCTGAGGGGGCGGTCCGCATGGATCAGTCAGATTTCAAGCGCTACGTCACGGAACAGATCAAGGCGGCCGACCAGGAGCAGAAGGCTGACTCGGGTGAGGCAGCGATCCAGCGGCTCACTGCTCTGAAGTCGGCTGTTCACGAGGTGAATGCGCAGTCGGGTGAGGAGTCCTTCGTTGTTAGCACCTACAAGACAGCGACGGGTACGCCGACCGCGCCGACGGATGAGTTTGATGCGAGTCTTGAGAAGCTGAGCGGGATGCTCGACGAGAAGGCGAAGTCGCTCGGCGGGGATATTCGGGCGAAGCCGATCCCGCTTGGTGTGTCTCGTACCCCCGGTGTGACGGGGAAGGTGGCACCACAGTCGGAGGTTGAGCCCGAGGCTGGCGAGAAGATGAAGAAGCCTATGGGCGGCGAAAAGATGAAGCCAGAGGGCAAGTTCCCATTCAAGGGTGCTAAGGGTGACCCTACGGCTAAGGCGGACGAGGATTCCGACGTGTGGCCGCAGGACATGGCAAGTGAGGTCAAGGGAAAAGACACAAACGTCGGTTGGTAGCTGCTAAGGCCGTGTAGGAGCAGTTATGGAAGAACTGACGTTAGACGTGCCGAACGGCACGCATTCCCATGTTGTGCTCGGTAATGGTATGACCGGGATGGATGGCGCGCATCGGCATGCCTTTCGTGACCCCGCTGGCAACGTGTTTTCCACTGATATTGGTGGACAGCACTCTCACTGCTACGAGCACGCCCACACCGAGCCAGATACCAACACCGAGAAGAGCGGATGCCACGAGCATACGATCACAATGCCTAGTGGCATCCAGCTCATCACCCGAACCAGCGGCTATGAAGCAGAGCACTGCCACAAGCTTGTTGATGGCGCTATCATCGACACAGGAGAGCATAGACATGCTCTGACACGTCTTGACGGTGTGGTCCTGACATCGCTCATGCCGGGTGACGATCTGCGCACACTGGCGGAGCAGCTAGAGTTCGTCGCCGAACGGGCCGACATGGAGACTTTCAAGCTGCTTGAACCTACGACCGCTACCATCTTCATGGGTCTCGATAAGGGGGTCGCCTGCACCGTTATCGAGGTTGAGGGTCTTGTTGACCAAATCGTGATCAAGAACGGTCGCGGTGAGAGCGTTGCTGTACCGAGTTTCGCTCCACGGGGAGATCGCACGCAGAAGACGGTGTATGCAACGCATACGCGTGGGAAAAATGCGACTGACCTGGTGAAGGTAGGCACGGCGACCGTTGAGCCAGGACTCCAGACCGGCCGCGTGACAGAGCTGTTTTTGTCCGGTTCGTCGCTGCGCGGTGTTGTCAAGGTTCGCGCCGAGACGGTCGAGGTGGCGGTTGTAGCCACACCACTTGTTGTGACCAAGGGCGCGCCTCTCCCCCCTGTTGGGGTGACGGGGCTGCCCGCGAGCCTGGCAAACGCAACCCCGTCGCAGGGTCGCTATTGGGAGGAAGCGGGGGATCTCGCCGCTAGTGCTAAACGCGACGTGCTCGTACGCAGTGCTTATTTCGCGGAGAAGTCGCTCGTGTCGAGTTACGGGACTCTTTACAAGGTAGCGCGCACAGAGCGCGTCACGCTTGTAAAGGCGAGCGATGTTGTGTTTGAGGAGCTGACCTATGCCTCTACACTGACGAAGCTCATTCCAGCGGGACGGCGAGTCGTCATCAAGGGGGTCGGTTGGGAGATGTCATCTCTCGTGACGGACGACGTTGTTGACGGGACTCTGATCATAGAAGCTGGGACCAACGTGGCGAGCCTTGATGGGTTGGAGAAGTGCAGCCAGCGCTATCTTGTCGTGGCGAAATCGACAGAGAGCATGGTCGCCCGCTTACGTGAGTTAGGTGAGTTGTTCACCGTCACCACGTCAGATGCCAAAGAGCTGGTATTCACGGCTTCTTTCGAGGTAGGGGCAGACTACCCTGAAGTCGAGCCATTCAGCGAAGCGCCCATGGGCGCGCCCGCCTCCGCTGGGACGAGCGCGCCTGATGTGCCGAGCGGGCTGGCCGACACGCTCTACCAAGAGGTCGAGGTTAGCGCGGCGGAGCTGGCACAACCGCCTGTCTCCGACCTAGGGGCTACTCTCGGGATGGGTCAGGAGAAGCAGGAAGCTGCGGCGCCTCACCAGACTATCTCCGACCTAGGGACGGCGGCGACAGCGACGGACTCTCCTACACCCGTGGTCACCCCACCGACGAGTGATGATGCGGACCGGGCCGCTAATGTTGAGAAATGCCGTGTGCTTCACAAGGCGGCGGACAGCGATCAGCGGATGGCGATTGGTGTCGTGTTAGAGCCGGAGGTCGTTGACCTTCAGGACGACATCTACAGCGAGGCTACGATTCGGAAGGCGGCGCACATCTTCATGGAGCGCTTTCAGAATCGGGGTCTTCAACATGAACAGATGGTCAATGAGCAAATCAAGCTCCTTGAGAGTTATGTCACACTAACTAATATGAATGTTGGTGGTCAGTTCGTGCGCAAGGGGACCTGGTTGATGGTTGTCCGTTATGACGACGCTAAGCTGTGGGAAGCTGTCAAGAGCGGGGAATACACCGGATTCTCTATCGGTGGCTGGTCCAGACGTATACCGGAAAATGGGGCTTGATCATGGCTACAGTGACCGCAAAAATACAAGGCAAGGCTGAAATGGCTAAGGACGACGTACACAGGCTAGTTGACATGGTGGTTCGGGAGGTGTCAACGGTGACAAAGCCTGCGAACAACCGCCCATTCCTGATTGTCAAGAGTGTCGGTGGTGTTGATCTCGTCAAGGATGGGAATGGCGAGCTCGTCCCCGCGACACCGCCAGAAGACGCGGCCAAGTCTACTAACGCCTCAGAGGACACGGCAACGGAGCCGACCACACACCCCGAGGGGGTGGATGTGTCGGTAGCAGTTGCAGAAGCCAAGAACGCGGCGGCCGACTCCGCAAGCGCGCCGGGGGATGCGGCGGTAAAGGACACTGCTACGGTCTCGGTTCCTGACGTGGAGAGCGGTACGCTAGAGGGTGCTCCCACCGCAACCACTGAGGTGGGGGGGGTCGAGAAGCGATCCACGACCGCGGCGACATTTGCGGGTGACACGGCGAATGATGCCAACGTGACTGCTGACGGTCAGCGCCGGATGAACCAATCTGCTGATGATTTTGCGATTGAGTACTCTGTAGAGACGGTGGAGGATACCGTGACAGAGCGGTTGATCAGCATCAAGCAGTCTATGGACCTTGACCGTGCGATGGCGTCCTTGCCTGCAATCAAGTCAGGGTTACGCCGGAAGGCTGCGCGTCATGAGTCGTTGAAGGAGTTGACCCTGAAGGTCGCTTCTTTCGCGGATCTGGCTGTGGCAGCGGTCACGACAGCGAATGCTCGGTGTGAGTATGAGCGTGAGAAGGCTGTTGAGGCGGCTAGTCATGCGGCCTGTCGGGCTGACGCGGCGTCAGCTGAACTAGATCAACTACGCAAGGCGAATGCTCGTCTTGCGACACGTGTAGGGAGTGCCCGCGAGTTCGCGGTTCCTAGCAATTCGCCCGGCTCGACAGTCTTGAAGGCTGTTGATAATAGCTGGCCACTGGACATGACAACGGACCTCTAGGGGCCGAACCCGGAACGAGACCACCATGGATAATTTGACTCTTCTTCAAAAGGCGGATCTTGCGCTAGGCGAACTCACCACTGATGGTGGTGTGCTCCAGCCCGCGCAGGCTCGGCGATTCATCCGACTGATGATCAAGGCGGCTGAACTGCTGCCGATGACCACCTTTATCGCGATGCGGGCTCAGAAGCAACTGCTTGAGAAAACCCGCTTCGGCGAGCGGATCCTCCGCGCTGGTGTAAGCGGCGAAGCTCTTGCCGTGCAGGATCGCAGCAAGCCAGACCTCTCAAAGACAGAGCTAGACGCGAAGCTGTTCAAGGCTGAAGTCCGGCTCAATGACGAGATCCTTGAGGACAATATCGAGCGTCAGGGCTTCCGAGACACCATCCTTGACATGATGGCTGAGGCTCTTGCTCGTGACGTTGATGACGTTCTCATCAACGGAGACCTCACGAACCCTGACCCGTTCTTCGCGCAGTTTGACGGGTTGCTAGCGGCTACCACGTCAAATGTGGTCGCGGCGGGTAACATCAATCTTCAGAAGTCTATTCTGAAGGCGATGATTCAGGCGATGCCGACCGAGTACATGCGCGATCGTGCCCGGATGCGGTTCTTGACCTCGGTCAATGCTGAGGTTGATATCAGGGATCTATACGCGGACCGCGCCACTGGCGTTGGTGACACGAATCTGTTGAACATGAATCAGATTCGTTATAGTGGGATCCCGGTCGCGCCGATCTCCATGTTCCCTGAGGATCTGGGTGTTGGGGGCGATGAGACCAACGTCATTTTCTGCAACCCGAAGAACATCAACGTGGGTTGGTGGCGGACGATGCGCATGGCGACACAGCGAGACGTGCCAGCTGGTACACTTGCCATTGTGGCGACGATGCGTTTTGACTTCAAGTACACCGAAGAGACGGCCTCTGTGAAGGCTACGCAAGTCACCGTCGGCTAAGCCTGACGATTCATAGGAGACCAAGACCATGCCAATTTTTGAAGTCAAGCGACCTACGCTCCTGCCCCCAGATCCAGATCTGAACTTCCCTCAGTCTGGCGGTGCGCCGAGTGCGCCGACGTACGGGGACGTTTTGGAGTTTAGCGGCGATAATGCCTACCCCGCTGGTGGCACAGCGGGTTTTGAGCAGCTCATCACAGACCTGACCAAGAGTCGACGGACTGTTCTCGGGATTGTCAACCTCGGTACTGACATTTTCATTCCCTTTGAACTCCGGTGGAACTACCGGTCCAAGAAGCTGATGGCGTTCGACATCGCTACCGGGGTTCAGGCTCCGCCCGCGACGGATCTCTCGACGCATACGTTCAACGTGCTCGTCATCTCTTGGTGAGCTGTCTGGCCTGATAGACCGCTTGTGCCTTGCGAGTCGGTCTATCAGGCCGTACTAACATAGTTTCCCTCTTACGAGGGTTCAGGAGGGGAGTCGTATCAGTCAAGCTGGTGCGGCTTCCCTTTGCTGTTAGTGGGTCTACGAGCCGAAAGGGACCGCTTCACCACTTGCGAGTGCATGGGCGAACACGTCCGCAGGTGTCTCAAAGCTATCGCAGGTTCCCGGAGGATCGAAAGCGGCTCGGCCCACGGAAAGACCCGCATGAGAGCTCCAGCCAACAGATGCGGCTTTGCATGGAGCGCAGGATAGGCCCACGTGGCTGTGCTGATGACAAGCGCACCACCCGACGCGCGGGCCGGCTCGCTGGTCCACTTGCAG